AATCCTGTGTATCTTGTCACTGTGTCTGTGGTATCACAGTTTCTGGCGATTGCATTTTATGCTTTATGCCTCCGGTGCAATAAGACAGAGTGCTAACAATTCCAGTTGGTCGGGACACTTGTTTGTAAGGAAAATCGGAAGATAATAGAAAAGTAAGTTACGGCTTTACCCCCGGCCAGACTTCATCAATGAAGCGCTGCCGGGGTTTTTTCTTTTCCGCTTCCCGCTGTGCGTCCCATGCCCGCAGGCGCAGGAAACCCAGCATATCCATTTCGTCGATTTCTTTCATTCGCCAGCCGTTCTTCATCAGTTCGTTATAGGTGGCATAAACGTATTCCGGCAGCGTCAGGGTTCCGGAGCGATCGGAGTGATCGTCTGGAGGATCTCCTCCGCTTCCTGCGTCACCGGAATCGTAGGGAAAGAATCCAGCACCTCAGTGGTCTGGGTCTGAACCGCCATCAGGGCCAGCGCGATATCGTGCATCAGCCGGTCGGCGGGATAATTGTCGTACACTTCATCCGGGGTGAACTGGTTGTTGAAGAGGATACAGAACCATTTCACCATGGTGTCCAGAGCGTCTGTCACCGTCATCTGTTCTTCAGCGATGTCTTTGCCTTCCACGGCATCCTGGGACAGACGGACCAGTTTGCCATAGGTCTTCGCGGCAGGCTCCATTTCCCGCAGTGCCCTGCCGGAAACAAAGTCCATGGTGTATTTCTTTTCACCAAGAGTGCATGTGATCATAATGCTTTCCTCCATCACAGAATAAAAAGCTGCCGCACAGCGTCATGTCTATGCGGCAGCGGGGCTATGGGGATTACGGGGTGAAGCTGGGCGTGTACACGCTCGTCAGGAAGGTTTCTCCCATGGCGGCGGTGAAGCCGTTTTCACCCTCGTCGGCAACAGCCTGGTACCGGGAATCGTGGGTACGCTTGATTGCGGTCCACTCAACCTCACCGGTCTGGCGGTTGATGGTTGTGCCTTCCTTGGTGGCATAGTTCTCAGTGAGGGGTTTCGCCCGCACCTTGTACAGCCACACGAAGCGGAACTTGCCGTTGGACTTCTCACTCTTGAAGCCGACCGCGAAGTACGGGGGCTTGTCCGTGGAAGTCCGGATCAGAACGCCATTGTCGTCGATGTTGTTGCCGAAGATCATCTCCTGGATGGCAAGCGGAATGTCCGCCATCTTCGTGGTGAAGGTCAGTTCAGGATCAGGGTACAGGACATCGAACTCGATGTCGTCCGCATACTGGATATCCGGATCAGCATTGTCCGGGGTGATGGTCGCCTCAATAGCGCCAGCCACCAGCTGCAGATCTCCATAGGTCAGGGTTTCCTCGGTGTCGACCGTCAGCGGCGCGATCACCATGTTCTTCAGGCCGACCGTAGAAGAAACAGTCGGAGAAGCGGCGGGAGTAGAATTCGCCATAATCGTTTACCTCCATTGTTATTTGTTTCTCAGCTCATCCCGGAGGACGCGCTTCATTTCTTCATAGGCCTCATCGGCCCGGGTATCAAAAGCAGGACGAACAAAGGGATGCGCCGGAGCCGGAGCAGGACCACCATGGCCAAACTCGACCGGGTTTGCATAGTACGCTCCCTTTTCCGAGTGATGCACACCAATGGTGATCATCTTTCCGCTGCCGCGCCGTTTCTTCACACTGCCTGTGTGAATGGAAGAGTGCAGGGCATCCGTGATGATCTTCGGGTCTGTGCTGGCGTTGTGAAGCATCTGCTGTTCAATGGGAACAGCGCCTGCCTTCAGTGCACGGTTCACACCGGGACCCTGATCCAGCGCATAGGCCATATTGGTCAGGTCATTCTTCAGGTCATCAAACCCCTGGAGTTCAATTGCCATACTCCACATCCTCCCTCCAGCACCATGTCCACTGAACCGTGTACTGCCGGGTAGCTGTATCGTAGGCTGGCTGGTTGTACCCCTTGTCGGATTCTTCCACCATCGTAAAACCGTACTGATACATAGCTGCCCGGATCGTATCCGCCATGTCGGTCGGATCGTTATCGCTCCACAGGTTCAAGTAGACAAAAGTGCGGAAGGAAGTCACATGATCGTCGTGATGGCTTCCTTCCGTGGTTGTCGTGGAGTAAACGCAGTACTGTTCCGGCGGGTTCTGGTTGGGCGAGGTTGCCCGCCATATACCAGCGTATACAGGAATGCCGATGTTCGCCAGCGCCTGCTGTACCTGTCTCATCCGCTCACCCCCTTGGCAAGGGAAGCCTTCAGGCCGAGATAGGTGCGCTTGAAGCTATACTCGCCAAGAGTTGAGATATTCCATTTATCTCCCTGAAAGCGCACCCACATCCCGGGCTTGATGTCCTCCCGGTACCGGATGGTAAAGTTGATGACAGCCTCGGTGTTCATGACATCAGCGGCTCTGTAATGCTGGTTTCCAGCGTCCGTCACAGCAGCCCATACCCGGCAGACCACGACATCTGTCGGGGCGGGATACCCGTTTTCGTTGATAGTGTTCTCTGTATAACCGATCTCGATCTTATGCCGGAGTTCCCCGGGGTGAGGATCGCTTTCGAAGTTTTTGTAACCTCGCATGGATCATCACCTCCGTCAGAACATCTTTGCGGGATCACGATACCGGTACAGCAGATTGTCAAACGCCATACGGGTTGCTTTGTAAGTCGTCATGTCCGGAATGTCCCGGTTTTCATAGTAGAAACTGGTCATGAGGATAACGGCCAGCCGGACAGGCTCAGGAGCATCGGGGATATTACCTTCCTCGTCAGGTGCCTCAAAGGAAACCCGGCAGTAATCCTCCGCCTCCGCCTGAGCCTGTTTGATCAGGCCCTCGATATAGGAATCTTCCTCATTGTGCTCGATACGCAGATGGGTTTTGACCTCATCAACCGTCACGATCATCGGGGATCACCTCCTGAAGAGGCGCGATGATCCCGGCATCCCGCAATACGGACAGCAGGCGGTTGTAGTCCTCACGGAGCTGGGCTACGGTGGTCGCCGTGCTGTCAGCCAGAAAGGGCAGCTTGACAGTTTCACCTCCAGGAGGAAGATCGAACAGTCCCTCGCCGCCTTCCACACTGGCACCGGGCAGGAAGGTCAGCTTCCCACCGATGACCAGTTCATTACCGCCATGGGCAAAATAGCACTTCGACATGGCTTATCCCTCCTGCGTGGTCGGCTCCACGATCTTCATCGTGAAGGTGGTCTCGGCATAGCCGTCAGCCTTCAGTGTGAAATACTTTTCACCGGTCAGGTATCCGGCCTGCTCGGCCTTGATGTACAGCACAAAGTCACCGGGGGTATTAAGGCCAAGAGTAGCCGCCTCATCCGCATCAGCAGAAGACAGTGTAACACTCGCGCCGGTATCATCGGTGAACTTCATACCCACGACAGATCCAAGGCCCGTGCGAACACCAAAGCCCAGCCACTTATGCTTCCCCCAGATCTCCCCGTGGTTTGCATCGGCCAGTTCACTGACCTTGCAGTTGAGGGTGATGGTGATTTCCGTTCCGTCGATCGTCACAGTGGCATGGCCACTGTTGGCAGTGGTTTCACTGGTCGGCATGGCAGCTGGCGTCGGGCAAGCCAGAACGGACAGGTTCCAGCTGTCGGGGATAATGATACCCGCATTCTTCAGCTTGGTGATCAGGCCGTTCAAGTCGCTACGGATATCGGCTGCAGTATTGGTGGTTTTCGGGGTAAAGTTCTCCGCGCCAGGAAAACCGGCAATGCTGCCGCCCTCATCAAAAACCAGCTTACCGCCGATATGGGTGACTTCGCCGCCCTGCTCGGTATAGTTTTTCGCGTTATAGCTCATAACTCAGCACCTCCAATGCTGGAAGGGAGCCGCCCATTACAGACGACTCCCATGGTCGTTGGGGGATCAGGCCTTCACAGCCAGGCACTTCATGGCCTCAGCCAGTACCAGGCGGCCATCTACGCGCTGGGTAGCGCGGAAACCGACCTGACCGGTAGCGGCATACAGCTCATTCAGACGCTGGAAGGAACGGCCCTGACGGTCAGCGATCCAGTAGGACTTGAAGTCACCGAACAGGATTACCTTGTTACCGGCGGCAATCTCCGGCATGAAGGGAGAAGTCACCAGGCGGTAGTTCAGCAGGGTGTCCGGCTGACCTTCCTTGATGCCCGGCTGCCAGAGGTACTGGCCCTGACCGTCTTTCAGTTTCCGGATGGCTTTCAGGGTGCTGTCGTTCAGCAGGAAGACCGCCTTCTTGCGGTAAACGCTCTTGATGGAATGCACCAGATCGAAGAGCTCGTCCGCAGCGATGGTGGTTCCGGCAGTGGTCACACCAGTGCCAGCACCGTTGGTGGCATGCAGCAGGCCGGTGGGCTTGCCGGTGCCGTTGCCGGTGATGAAGGCTTCCTCTTCAGCGGCACCGATCCGGCGGGCGAACTCAGCAGCGATGTAGCTTTCGACATTGAAAACACTGTCCTGCAGCAGTTCGTCGGAAACCTTGATCATGGTAGCCACCTTGTGAGCGCCGATAGAGATCTGGCCGAAAGCATCGTCACTCTCGGGGATCGTACCTTCCTCATCCACCCAGGAGGCGGTACCGTGAGAAGCCACCAGCGGGATCTTCCGGTCGCCAGAGCTGGTCTGGATGACGGTGCACAGGGAACGGAGAACGTTCTCCTCCTCGAGGCCCTGCACCAGGGTGCGCTCGTACTCATCCGGTACGAGATAGCCGCCTTCGGAATCGGTGCCGACCTGCAGGGCGTTCATCACGCTGGGGCTGGCGGCGCGGCTCCGGATCATGCCCCAGAAAGCAGTCTTGTACTCATCGGAAGCACGGCCCTGCTTCTGGGCAGTGGGGGCAGCGGGACGGGAAACCAGCGGCGCGGCGGTCGGCTGATCCATCTCGCGATCGATCGCGGCTTGACGCTCGAGCCGGTCGATTTCCTTACCGAGGGCCACAACATCCGCTTCCATCTTCTCGTAGGTTGCGTTGTCTTCGGCGGATACAGTGCCATCTTCGGCACGATGGGCATCCAGGAACGCTTTGGTGTCGTTCCACAGTTTGGCGCGCTTTTCGCGCAGAGCAAGAATCTGATTCATAATGAAAATCCTCCTTCATCATTTCAAAAGCGACAGCCTTTTCTCCAGGTCTGCCGCTTTCACTCGGTTGTCAGGGGTAACAGGTTCGGGTTCCTCAGGAGTTGGTGCCGCATCAGGCGGGTGCTCGGGTTCTTCCTTCACCACGTTCTGTGGTTTCGGCATGGACGCGATCACCCGGTTCATGAGACAGGCTGCAGCGGATTTACGTTCGAAGGTATAGGCCGCCATGTCATCCGGCAGGTCTTCCGCGCCGGTGTACAGGACTTCATCGCAGAAGCCGAGTTCCCTGGCTTTCAGAGCGTTCATCCATGTTTCACTGTCCATGAGCTGGGAGATCTTATCCCGGCTTAGTCCAGTCTTGATGTGGTAGGCTGTGATGATAGACTCTTTTACCTCATCCAGCAGCTGGATGGCTTTCCGCATCTCTTCCGTATCGCCCATGGCCATCGTGAAGGGGTTGTGGATCATCATCAGACTGGTGGGGCTCATGGTCACGTGTGTGCCAGCCATCGCAATGACGGAAGCGGCAGAAGCTGCCATGCCATCAATCTGGATGGTCACATCACCGGGATAATCCATGAGCATGGTGTAGATCTGGCTGGCTGCGATGCAGTCGCCGCCCGGGGAATTCAGATGAATGGTGATGGGGCCGTTCCCTGCGAAGAGCTCCTCCTTGAACATGGCGGGCGTGATATCATCGGAGAACCAGGATTCTTCCGCGATCACACCGTCCAGGTACAGGGTGCGGGACTCATCGTCGTTGCGGACCCAGTTCCAAAAGTGTCGCATCAGGTGTACCTCCTTCTTTCAGGATTGGATTGTGTTACTGTCTGATCCGCATCATCCACAGGCTGCTTCATGGCAGTTGTGATGGGGATCATGTTCCCGTTGACCAGATAGGTATCGCCGCCTTCTTCTTTGGGAATAGGATTCTGGTTCTCCAGTGCCCGGATGTCGTTGGCGGACAGCCAACCGTTCTGGCGACCAATGGCATAGCCTTCCATACGGGACTTGTAGTCACCGCGCATCAGACCATCCATATTGAACTGCACATAAAAGCGCCCCTTCTCCTGATCGGTGAAAAGGGCGCGGTTCATAGCCTGTTCAATTCTGACGAGCCAGGGCCGGATGGTATGCACAGCAAAGTCAATGCTCTGATGTTCTATATTGGAGAAGGTCGCGTGCTCCAGATTGCCCACGAGATGAGGCGGTACCCGGAAGATCCGGCAAATCTCATCCACCTGAAACTTGCGGGTTTCCAGAAACTGCGCTTCATTGTTCGGTATGGCAATTGGCTCAAACTTCATGCCTTCTTCCAGTATGGCCACACGGTTGCTGTTGGAAGATCCGCCATAGGCGCTGTTCCAGCTTTCGCGGAGGGCCTTCGGATTCTTCACGGTGTTCGGGTGTGTCAGAATACCGGAAGGCCGTGCGCCGTTAGAGAAGAACTTACTGCCATACTCCTCGGACGCAATGCCGAGGCCGATGGCGTTTTTCTCCAAAGCAATGGGGCTGTAGCCCATGATCCCGTCAAAGCCGAGGCCGGGGATGTGCAGGACATCCTCTGGGGACAGCACCACCTGCTCTCCGGTACTGGTCATGTAGGTATAAGTCAGGATGCCTTTCTTATCCCTGTCCACCGTCATCTTATCCGGCAGGAGCGGATACAAGCCTGTGACCTGGTTCCGGCCAGACCGGATGATCTGGCAGTAGCTGTTTCCCCAAAGCAGCAGATGGGCCAGCATGACTTCCCGCAGAACAAAGGATGTCATCTCACTGTTCGGCTCGTCATGGAGCAGCGGATACAGCGGATGCTCTGTGGCTTTGCGATTCCCGTCTTCCTTGGCTTCGTACACTCCAAGCGGCAGGCTGGCGACCGTTTCTGAGATGACCCGGACGCAGGCATAAACCGTGGAAAGCTGGATCGCGGTATTCGCGTTGACTGGTTTCCCGGAGCCGCTGGTGCCAAAGTAGAAGGTTGGCGCGGCGCTGACGCTGTCCTGGGGCTTATCCCGCGCACGGAACAAACCGGCGAAAGGGTTCTTCATGCTGTTCCCTCCATAAAAAGAAGAGCCGTCCGGCTGCCCGGATGGCCCTCTGTGTATTTTTCCACGATACCATTATACATGATGTTTTCCCATGAATCTTCTCACAGATTGGACAATTTGCGGTGGCGGGCGGTTATGACCTGCGGTATAATGTGTTCGGCCTTTGAAGGCTTTGTAGGATTAACTTTTTCGTGTGCTGACTTATTCACTGTCTTATATCTCATAATCAAAATCGTTATACAGCGCCTCGGTGTCCTTCATAGGTGTCGAGCCGCTCTTTCCTTAAGTTTTGCTCTTATGAATTATTCTCTGACTTCAATCGTCCGACAAACGTGTAATCAGTTGCAAAGCAGATGATTTCAGGGCATACATCAGGCGAGGTGCGGTTTCCTCATCCTGGTACCTCACAATAACCTGTTCCTGGCATTGACGGAAAAGCATATACAGGTCTTTGGTTTCCGTACCGTTTTCCGGATGAAGTAGCGTTTTCATCAGGTCCATCGGTGTAGTCAGCTTTAACTGAATAATCATGAGTAGCTGGGCAATCGCTTCCCGGCTGTATTTCTTTCCCAAGGGTTTGTCCATCAATCCGGCCTTTACATAATTGTTGATCATACTCGGTGTCAGATCGATCTGCCTTTCGATTCCGGGAAAGGAACGGTTGACCAGTGTAATCATCTGATCCATATACAACCCGAAATCCGGAAGCTTGTCCCAGTCCGGTAAAAGACATCCCTGCAGGCAATTCAGAATGGCATCGTGTTTCATGTCGCCCTCCGCAAAACATCATTACTCTTTGTTTATGGTATCATAAATGACAATTATTTTCAATACGCGTCTTGACAATGTGTACATCATGGTGTAATCTAGTATTGAATACTAGTTGTGAATGTTACGGAGTCGAGATATGATGCCTGAAATTTATTTATTTGGAGATTCCTCTTCTCAGGGAATTATACTGGATGATGACGGCAAATACCGGGTATCACGCGCCGGATGTATTCGGCTGCTCAAGCGGAAAGGGTATCCGATCAGGAACTATGCTGTCCATGGGTATACGGTCCTGGACGGACTGGCTGTTTTTGAGAAAATGCCGATTGAACCAGGTGTGTTTTGTGTGATTCAGTTCGGTGGAAACGACTGTGATCTGGACTGGGATTCCGTTTCCAATGACCCGGATTCCTATCATGAAGGGCGGGTGCCGCTTATGGAATTCCGGGATAAACTGATCCGCTTTGTGGAGGAAGCAAGAGACCGGCATCTGAAGCCGGTGCTTGTCACTCCGCTTGCCCTGATGTCAGAGCGCTATTATTGGTGGGTTTCCCGGGAAAGAAACGCAGAGCATATCCTGCGTTACCTCCATGACGATCCGGAAAGTATTTCCCGCTGGCAGGAACGGTATGCCAATGTTGTACGTGATGTTGCCTGTCGTACTGGCTGCGCTCTGGAAGACGTGCGGAGCTGGATGCTGAACCGGATGGAATATCCTTCCCTGATCTGCGCGGACGGAATTCATCCAAATGAAGCAGGACATGCGGTTCTTGCAGAGATAATAGATGAACATTGCAGGGACGGGAGGGACACTGCTTTCCTGCAAGCACACTGAATATCCAATGATCCTAGGATAAATAGTTAAAAAAATCGGGGAGATATTTTTACAAGAAGGCAACCGGAAGAAGGCCTCACAGCCCACTTCCGGTTTTCTTATCATGGCATTCCTTGCAAAGACTTTCCCAGTTTGTCTGATCCCAGAACAGCCGCTGGTCTCCTCGGTGAGGAATGATATGATCTACGACCGTTGCCGGGACAACCTTTCCCTCTGCCAAACAGAAAGCGCAGAGCGGATTTTGCTTCAGAAACAGAGCGCGGGCTTTTCTCCATTTCCCGTCATATCCCTGTTTTGCAGCACTTCCGCGCTGTCGATCACCACTCCACATGATATGATCCTTACAGAATACTTGGCCCTGTTCGCAAAATCCGGGACACCCCGGGTAGCGGCAGGGCCTTTTCGGCTTTTGGGGCATTTTCGCACCTCCGTTCAGATAATCAAAAAGCCCCGGTCGTCATAGACCGAAGCTCCGCTGTTGGCGTTTTTCAGTGCCCGATCCAGCGCCATGACCAGAGCCACAGCGCCGTCGACCTTTTCCGTCGATCGCTCCTTATCAATCTTCAGGTTCCCTGCTGGGTCAGTCCGCACGAAGGCATTATCCATATTCCACCGGAGAACCGGATGCCCGCCATGATTCAGCTTCCGTTCCAGTACCAGGCGCATCAGTTCTTTCGTCGGCGGGCTCATATCCCTGAAGCCCTGGCCGAAGGGAACCATCGTGAAACCGTCATCCTCAAGGGTTTGCACCATCATGCTTGCATTCCATCGGTCGTAGGCAATCTCCCGGATGTTGAATCGTTCTCCCAGCTGCAGGATAAACTGTTCGATTGCACCATAATGAACGACATTCCCTTCCGTCAGATGCAGAAAACCCTGCCGTTCCCATTTGTCATACATCACATGATCCCGGCGAACGCGCAGCTGCAAGGTTTCATCCGGCAGCCAGAAATGCGGAACAACAATGTACTGTTCCTCTTCATTCCTGGGTGGAAAAACCAACACCATGGCAGTCAGGTCACTTGTGCTGGAAAGGTCGAGTCCCGCATAGCAGGCGCGGCCTTCCAGTTCATATTCGTTAACCACTCCGCCACATTCATCCCATTTATCCATAGGCATCCAGCGCACGGACTGCTTCACCCACTGGTTCAGACGGAGCTGCCGGAACATGTTCTCATCTGCTGGTGTTTCCTGTGCCTTACGGAAAGCATCCCTGACCTTGTCGATGGTAATTGTCTGATCCAGAGAAGGATTGGCTTTATACCAGTTCTTTTCATCCGTCCAATCCGCATCATCTGGCAGTCCGAAGACCACAGGGTAGAACCGGGGATCGTCTTTCCGGCCTTCAAGGATGTCCAACGCTTTCTGATGGACTTCCCAGCAGATACTGTTCCGATCCGTTCCGGCAGTTGTCAGGAAAAACCATAACGGCTGCTTTCTGGCATCGCCGCTGCCCTGGGTCATAACATCGTATAAAGCGCGGTTTGGCTGCGTGTGCAGTTCGTCGAAGATGCAGGCGCTGACATTCAGACCGTGCTTTGTAGCCACTTCCGAAGAAAGAACCTGGTAGATGCTTCCGGTCGGCTGATAAACCATCCGCTTTGTGGACGGGATAATCTTGATCCGCTTGCTGAGCGCCGGGGACTGCTTCACCATATCAACAGCAACGTCGAAAACGATCGCCGCCTGCTGACGGTCTGACGCACAGGAGTAAACCTCTGCCCGCCATTCATCATCATTGCAGAGCATATTCAAGGCAATCGCTGCACCCAGTTCACTCTTACCTTGCTTCTTCGGGATTTCGATGTACGCAGTAGTGTATTGCCGGATGGTTGGATCTTCATCTCGGACAGTCCCGAAGACGTCCCTGATGATCTTTTCCTGCCAGGGCAGCAGCTTGAATGGCTGACCATGAAACTCGCCCTTGGTATGCTTCAGGCACTCAATGAACTGAATAACCCGGCGAGCTTTTTCCTCACTTTGCATCCTGCCAGCCTCCCCTCAGGACATTTTCCATCGGATCATCTGTGTCAGATTTGTCACCGTTCTGGGCGTATAGTCTTGCACGGCTGGCCGGGGTCAGACCGAACTCTGCGCAGAAGGACTGCATAATTTTCAGGTTCTGCTGAGCAATTGATACCTGGGGAACCTGCTGTACATAACCGCTGGGTGTTTTGAAGATCGTCCCATGCTGGGACAGGAATTCTTCTGCTTCCCGCCAGCGGGCATAGGCCTGACAGTATCCGGCGAACGCTTCCATATCGTGGTCTGTCAGGATCCCCATAGCAATCAGGGATGGAGCCAGACGCTTCCATTCCTTTTTTGCTTCCGGCATCAGCCAGTCAGGGCATTTGATGTTGTTTTGCGGCGGCGTAGGCTCGTCTTTGTTGATCGGCCTGCGGCCTTTTCCCCGATCACCTTCCAGCACTTTCAGCGCTGTAGGCAGGGGTTTTCTTCCTTTGGTCGCCATCTGGTTTCACCTCCTTCACGGGGAAATTGTGTGTTTCTGGAACACGTGTGTGGAGCTATAGCGTAGGAAAACCCAATGCTATGGCATGAAATCCACGCTATAGCATTGGGCTTGTGTGTTTTTGTGGAAGTGTTAGGCATTGGTGGCCACTTCATTGTAAGACAGTGTCTTTCCGTCCCGGAGCACTGTGATCTCCTGATCCGGATAATCCAGATGGAAACGTTCTACTATAACAGTAGCATACTTCGGGTCGAGTTCCATCGTTTTGCAGATGCGGTCGGTCTGCTCACAGGCAATCAGAGTGGAGCCGCTGCCGCCGAACAGATCCATCACTACAGCGTTCGGAGCGCTGCTGTTCTTAATCGGATAGCAGAGTAGCGGGATCGGCTTCATCGTCGGATGATCTGCGCTCTTCTTCGGTTTGTCGAAGTTCCAGATTGTGGACTGCTTCCGATCCGCGAACCACTTATGCTTTCCGTTGGGAAGCCAGCCATAGAGCACAGGCTCGTGCTGCCATTGATATGGGCTGCGACCCAGCACCAGGCTGTTCTTCACCCAGATGCATACCCCGGAAATATGAAAACCGGACTCTTTGAAAGCCCGGCGAAAGTTCAGCCCCTCGGTGTCGGCATGGAATACATAAGCGCTGCCACCCTCTGCCATGTGGGCGGCGATGTTCTTGAAAGCAGCCAGCAGGAACGTGAAGAATTGTTCATCTGCCATGCTGTCGTTCTGGATCTTCTTTCCGTCAGCAGATTCATAAGCGACATTGTAAGGCGGGTCCGTCACGCAGAGGTTTGCCTTCACTCCGTCCATGAGCAGATCGACTGCTTCCGGATCTGTGCTGTCGCCGCACATCATCCGGTGCTTGCCCAGAGTCCAAATGTCGCCTGGCTGTACATAAGGTGTGACCGTTTCCGGATCGATGTCACAGTCATCATCGTGGGTTTCCTTGTCATGAACCTTGCTGAAAAGGTCATCCACCTCGGCGGCATCAAAGCCAGTCGCACCAAGATCATATCCGGATTCCTGCAGGTCTTTCAGCAGATCAGCCAGGGCCACGGGCTCCCAGTCGCCGGTTGCCTTGTTCAGGGCGATGTTGAGTGCCTTTTCATCTTCAGGCTTCTCGATATGAACCACAACACAGTCCACCTCGGTCGCGCCTTCAGCCTTGAGCACCTTATAACGCTGATGACCGCCGACAATGTTGCCCGTCACCTCGTTCCACACGATGGGATCAACGTACCCGAAGTCGTGCAGGCTGCGTTTGATCTTCTCATACGCGGGATCACCCGGCTGCAGGTCTTTCCTGGGGTTATATTTCGCAGGTTTCAGCTTGTCTATCGGCATCCGCTGCATATTCAGGTTGGTATTCATAGTTCCTCCTTCACCGCCTTCGGGCGGATTTTTGATTTTGGGGTTCCAGGGGCTGATACCCCCCTCTGGTTTTTGTCGGAAATTTACGCGTGACTGGGGCGCGCTCTCCGCCAGGCACACTAAGGGATCTGACCACCCCCTCCCTGGGCACAGGTCGGGCGGGCGGCGGCGGGCGGCGACCCCGGCGGGGTGTGCCCGGGCGGCGGGTCTCCCCGGTGGCGGTCTTCCGGGCGGGCGGTGTGCCCGGGCGGCGGGGTGCCGACCCCGGCGGGTGTGCCCGGGCGGTTCCGGGCAGGGTCTTCCGGCGGGGTTTCCGGGCGGGTTTTTCCCGGTTCCGGCGGGCGGGTTTCCGGGCGGCGGGTGTGCCCGGGCGGGCGGAAAAAAACCGGGTTTTTT